GTTGTCAAGAATCTTGATGACTTTTTATTAAAGCCATTAGGGGAGTCATACTTTCAATGGAACATGCAGTTCTTTGAAGGTGATATGGATGTCAAAGGTGATTTAGAAATTAAAGCATCTGGAACAAATAGCTTAATGCAGAAAGAAGTACGAAGTCAAAGATTGACTATGTTCTTACAAACTGCACAAAGTCCAGCTATTGCTCCTTTTGTTAAAATTTCTAAATTAATAAGTGAACTAGCCTATAGCTTAGATTTAGATCCTGATGAGATTTTGAATGATCCTGAAGAAGCAGCTATTATGGCTCAAATAATAGGAATGCAAAATGCTCAAACTACAGGCGAAGAACCTCAACCCGGTGGTCAACAATCCCCAATGGGAGAAGCTGAAGGAGTACCTACAGGACCGCAAGAACTTGGCACTACAGGAACTGGCGGTGGCAACATCGGAACAGGAAATGTACCGGTTGCAGGGGAAGATCAGTTCTCTGGTACACTTAGAGGAGCTGAAGGAGCGGGTTAATGAAGTTCTTAATAGAAACGAAGAATTATAGGAATTAGATATGGCAAGAAAAAATAAAGCACTAGGTGGAGTCATAGCAAAATCTTTATTGCGTAAAGGAAAGTCAGCTAAACCTAAAAAAGTTTTTAGTGAAGAATATGGTATTGCTAATACAGATAAAATAGATGCTAATATAGCAGAAGATTTATTTAAAAATCAAGGATTCAAGGAAGGAACAAAAGAAGACTTATTATTAAATAAAGATATTCAAAATTTTGAAATTATGTATGATAAGCAAGGAAGACCTACACAAATAATTTCTAGAGAACGAATGAATAATGATAAAGTTGAAGAAACAATATTTGAAATAGGAAAAGCTACTTTAGAAGATGTTCGTTCTTATATGGGATATGCTGAAGGAGGTTCGGTCCAAAGAAATCAAAAACTTAAAGGTGGTCAAGCAAAAATAGATGCTAATAAGGATGGTAAAATATCTGAACAAGACTTTGTACTACTTAGACAAAAAAAACAAAAAGGTGGTTTATTAACTGATGATAGACAATCTTATGCTCTAGGTAGTATTGTTAGTAAGCTTGTTAGTAAAAATTTTGCTAAGAGAAATCCTACAGTAGCTGTAGTAGAGTTTAGAGGGATAGATGATAAATTCGGAATTACTAAGGATTTAAACGAATTAAAAAAATTATCTTCAGACGATGCAGAAAAAGCTTTAGATTATTTTAAAACTGAAAAGTTAGGTGTAAAGCAAGAGTTTAAAGAAAGAGGTCGTTTAGACCCTTCAGATGCAGATTATTATGGAGAAGTTGAAAGAAAAAAAATATATAGAGAAATTGATAACGACTATGAAGAAATAATAAAAACTTTAAATAGTATTATAAAAAGAGAACAAAAAGCTGAAGGTGGCGAAGCCGGAAAAAGAAATGGTTCTATGAAAGACCAAATGGAAGGTTTAGCTATTTCCGTATCTCCTATAGTTGTTGAAGAAGAAATGAAATCAGATAGTGTTATGGAAGATGACTACATAGACTTTGTAGTTTCTCAGTCACTAAATAATGATGAACAAGAAATGTTAATGAAAGAATTAGAAAGCAATCCAGAACTTAGTACAATATTTGACAAAGTTCTAGAAACTGCTTCAGAATTTGCAGGATCTGGTCCAGTTGAAGGACCGGGTTCAGCAGTCTCCGATTCCATACCCGCAAGGTTATCGGATGGTGAGTTTGTCTTTACTGCAAAAGCAGCACAGCAAATTGGCGCTGACAGATTACAGCGTATGATGGAAGATGCTGAAATGCAAGCTGATGACAGACAAAACATGCAAGAAGGTGGAGAAGCCGAAGAAGAGAAAGATACATATGGTAGACCAATTATGGAGTCTGATAAAGACGAAGAAATTAAGAAAGCCATGTTAGGTGTTAATCCACGACTTGCGTAATAGGGATAGAGCTACCTTTTAATTAAGCCCTCTATCAATTTTAAATAACCGAAAGGCTACCTTGTCAAGACAAGCCCTGCGACACGCGCAAATTATAGCAGCTACCTTGTTAAGAAAGCCCTGAGTAGGAGTAAAGAAGATGACTAAAGTACAGAAAGAAGAACAAGCAAATCCATATAATGCTAATAAATCATGGCATAATGTTAAAGAAAGTCAATTTGTATCCGCTGATAATGTGTTCTTTAAAGAACCTAAAGTTAGTGATAGTAATGACGAGAAAGTTGAAACAGAAGAAGTATCGCAAGAGAAACCTTCTAAAAAACAAGGATCGAATTACAAAAAACGATATGATGATTTAAAAGCACATTATGATTCTAAACTTGAAGAGTTTAAGGTTAGAGAAGCAGAGTTACTAAAAGAGAAACCTCAATATGTAGCTCCAAAATCTCCTGAAGATTTAGATAAGTTTAAAAAAGAATATCCTGATGTATTCGATGTAGTAGAAACAGTTGCTCATATGCAAAGTGAACAGAAGACAAAAGATTTAGAAGATCGTCTTGCTGCACTCCAACAAAGAGAATCTGAATTAATACACAAAGATGCAGAAAAAAGATTAATGGACAAACATCCAGATTTCGATAATATCAAAAATAGTGATGATTTCCATGGTTGGGCAAAATCTCAACCACAATCAATTCAGGATTGGATTTATAAGAATAGTAGTGATGCTGATTTAGCTAGTAGAGCTTTAGATTTATATAAGCGTGATACTGGATTAGATGTTCCTCAGAAGAAAACTAGGTCAAATTCTAGAAAGACTAAATCTGCTGCTGATATGGTTTCAACTAAAACAACTGCTGTTGAACCCAAAGAAGCAAAGATCTGGTCAGAAAAGGATATTGCGAGAATGTCTATGGATGAATTTGATAGGTATGAAGAAGAAATTAACAATGCTATCACCGAAGGCAGAATCGCAAGATAATAATTATTAACTTTTATTTTACGAGGATAACACAATGGCAAGCAATACATCGGATCAATATTTTGAGCCAAGTACAGATACTAATGCTAACTTTGCTAACTCCGTAAGCACACAAACTAATAGTTACTTCCTACCTGCAGTCTACTCTAAAAAGGTTTTAAGCTTCTTTAGAAAGGCTTCGGTAGCTGAAGCTATTACAAACACCGACTATGCTGGTGAGATTACAGCTTATGGAGACTCAGTAAAGATTATCAAAGAACCTGTCATATCTGTAGATCAGTACGAAAGAGGTGCTGATGCTACGGCAACTAAACTAACAGATGCAGAAATCAACCTAGTTGTTGATACAGCTAATGCTTTCAAATTTATCGTTGACGACATAGAAGCAAATATGTCTCATGTTAATTGGAGAGAGGTAGCTTCTTCTTCTGCAGCTTATGCATTGAGAGATGCCTTTGACTCAGGCGTAATAGCCGTTATGTTTGCAGGACTTTCTGCTTCTAGCCCTAATCATGTGCTAGGTTCAGATAACGCTACAGACTTAGCTGCTGGCACATTTGATGGCACAGGTAATCTTGACATTGGCTTTGGAGCTAGTGAGCATGACCCAATAGATGTTCTGTCACATATGGCCCGTCTTTTAGATGAGCAAAATGTACCAGAAGAAGGAAGATGGTTTTTAGCATCTCCTGATTTCTATGAAGTTCTTGCTTCAAGTTCATCAAAACTTTTGTCAGTTGACTACAATGCAGGTCAAGGTTCAATCAGAAATGGTTTAGTATCTTCTGGAAAATTGCGTGGATTTAGTATGTACAAGACTAATAACATTGCCGACACATCAAATGCTGCCGGAAAATGTTTAGCTGGTCATATTAGTTCTACAGCAACTGCTCAGACTATTACCAGTACTGAAGTATTACGCGACCCTGATTCCTTCGGAGATATAGTACGAGGACTTCATGTATATGGAGCTAAAGTACTTAGAGACGAAGCTTTAGTAGGTGCGTTCTACGGAATTGACTAAAAACTAAAACGATTTGGGGAGTTATTCTTAGCTCCCCTTTTCTTTATTATTAACTTAGGAGAAAAATAATGGCGAATCCAGTATTTAAGATTAGAGATACAGGAAGAAACTCAGCAAGAGCCGCAGATGTACAAGAACTTGCAGATCATGTTGTCCAATCATGGACATCAGTAACAACAGGAACTATTGCAGTAACTGATGATACTAATACAGATGTAAGTTTTACACAACCTGCCGACACTATTATTCGGGATCTTATAGCCATACCAGCGGGTAACATCGTTACAGGTGGTAGTAGTGGTAATGATGTAGACTTTTCACTTGGAACTTCAGCAGGTGGAACTCAACTTATTGCAACTGAGGCTATTCTCGATGATGGAGGATCAGCAGTAACTTGGACAGCTAATGTACCTTTGTATATTATACAAAATTCACATGGTCATGCAGCTAACCAATTTGTAGGTACATCAACTACAGCGGGTGTTGTAGGTGGTCCAGCAACTTCAGAAGCTATTGCTATTGCAGCTACTTTGTATACTGCTTCAGCAAGAACTTTACATGCAAGATTAACTCCAATCGGAGCTGATTTAGCAACTGCTGCTACAACTGTAACTTACTTAGTTTGCTTCCTACATTTAGGAACTTTACCTGATTAATGGTGTATAACTTATGCCAATGATAGGTAGTGATAAGAACCCGGTAATCCTAAACGGCTCTGGTGGAAATAAAAGCACCAGAGTCTTAGGGTTATTAGGTAGAAGGTATTCTGGTTCTAGTAAAGAGAACTATGAAAAAAACTATGACAGGATATTTAAAAAGCAAAAAGGAGATAAGTAATGGCTACTACATACTTAAATCTTACTAATGAAGTTTTAAGAGAACTCAATGAAATACAATTAACATCTGGAACTTTTTCAGGTGCTATAGGTATTCAAGCCTTTGTAAAGGAAGCTATTAATAGATCCTTATTTGATATAGCTAACGAAGAACCTCAATTACCTTTCTTTGCTGCAGCAGCTAGTGGAGGTACAGATCCTTTTTATGGAAATGTAACTGTAGCTAGTGTAGCAGGACAAAGATGGTATACTTTAAAGTCTGGTAGTTCTAGTATAACTACAGATTATTCCTCTATAGATTGGGATGATTTTTATCTGACAACTATTAATGTATCAGGTGAGTCAGCTCCTTTTGTATCTAGAAGCTTACATTATTTAGGCTTAACAGATTGGAGAAGACACCTTAGAGATTCTGAGAATGCTGATGATGCAGATACACAAGCATATGGAGAACCTAGATATGTTCTTCGTAGTCCTGATCATAGAAAGTTTGGTTTAAGTCCTATACCTGATAAAGTATATAATGTTCATTTTTATGCTTATTCAACACCAACAGCTCTTTCTTCTCATAGTGATGCAATGGTATTACCTGATCAATATGGTCCAGTAATAACTGCAAAGACAAGATACTATGTACATCAATTTAAAGAACAATTACAACAAGCAGCTTTTGCTATGGATGATTATAAAAAAGGTATGAGGCATATGAAAAATAATCTTGTTAATCCAGATCCAGTAAGAATGACAGATGATAGGACATACTTCTAATGGCAGCAGCACAACCCTATTCTGTATCATTACAGGGTGGATTGGATAAAGCTTCTACTACTTTAGAACTTTTAAAAACTCCCGGTACTGCTACAAAATTAGTAAACTTTGAAGTCTCTACACAAGGAGGCTATAGAAGAATTAATGGCTATAGTCAATTTGGAGATGGTACAAGACCTAATAGCTCTAATGATATAGAAGGCTTAAAAGTTTATGCAGATGGTGTTGTAGCTTGTTCAGGAACTAATATTTATTTTAGCCTAGATGGAGATAGTTGGTTACAAATAAATAGAGCAAGTGTATCTGGAAGTGGAGATAACTATAGTACTTTTACTGGAAGAAGTGCTGCAGCTAGAACTTCTCAAAGTAAAGCACACTTTGCAGTCTTTGAAGGTGCTAGTATTTATGGAGAACTAATTGTTACTGATGAAGGCTCTGGAGTTAAACCTTTCTATTTTAAAATGACAGGTACTGGAGTATTAACTGGCAGAACTTATTTTGCAAAAGAGATAACAGTTAGTGGAACACATTACCCTAAATTTTGTGTTATACATGATAAGCACTTAGTAGTTGCTGGAGCTGCTACAGCTTTAAATACTATATTCTATAGTGGTACAAGTGACATAGATGACTTTACATCTTCAGGTTCAGGTAGCATTGTACTAGATGATCAAGTAGTTGGTCTTAAATCTTTCCGTAATGAGTTATTTATATTTTGTAGAAACTCAATTTATAAGTTACAAAACATAAATGACGCTAGTAATATAGCAATAGTACCCGTTACAAAAAATGTAGGCTGTGTAGATGGTAAGACAATTCAAGAGTTTGGTGGTGATCTAATATTTTTAGCACCTGATGGATTTAGAACTGTTGCCGGTACTGCAAGAATTGGTGATATAGAATTAGGAGTTATTAGTAAAAAGATACAGCCTGTTATAGATAGTATAATGAGCAATGTTAATAATCTTGAATTTAGTAGTGTAGTACTAAGAAAGAAATCTCAATATAGATGTTATTATAGTCAAGATGGAACTGCAACTGGAGCTTCAGAAGGAATTATAGGAACACTTACTTCAAGAGGTTTTGAGTGGTCACAAATAGAAGGTATACAAGCTGCCGCTGTTACATCTGGATTTCTTTATAATGGATTAGAAGATACATTTCATGGTGATAGAGATGGATATGTTTATAATCATGATACAGGAAATGATTTTAATCCTGCTGGTACTGCTACAAATATATCAGCAATATATGAATCTCCTGATTTTGATTATGGAGATTTTGGAACTTTAAAGACTTTAGAATATGTAAAGATTTCTTTATTTCCAGAAGGTGCATGTGAGCCTTCAGTAAGAACTAGATTTGACTATGA